CACTACACTTCTTCCTTGCCTCATGGCCTGTGATCTGTGTGTGGTTAACATCAATGGGTATCTGCACGATGGCATTCAACTTGAACGGATTCAACTTCAACCAGTCGGTTGTTGATGCATCTGGTAAGGTTGTACCTACTTGGGGAGACGTTCTAAACAGAGCAAACCTTGGTATGGAAGTTATGCATGAAAGAAATGCACACAACTTCCCATTAGACTTAGCATCCACTAGTCAGACAGAAGTTGCTTTGATTGCACCTGCTATAGGCTAAATCAAAACTCACTTTTAGTTTACAAATACCCCGAAAAAAACTTCGGGGTATTTTTTTGTCTATAGGTTTTTCATAGATAGACTGTCTGGATGTGTGATGTGTGCTAAAGATAGTAAGTCCACCAGGTAGAGCAATCTATGCAAAACAAGAACATCTCAATGTAAAAGATGATGTGAATGTTTTATGGTACAACCTGGAAGATTCAATCAACTCTTCCTATGAGAATCTTGAGTCTATTCTTAGATGGTATAACACACATGATAATTATATCTTTCTTGATTGTACAAAAGAACATTCTGAATTAAAACATGTTGTAGTTCAATGGGAAAAGGTAGTAAAAACTCTTAGCATCAATGATGATAATGTATACTGGGTGACAAGCAATATTAACGATAAAAAATATGTTAAGAATCATATTTACTGGGAGATGTTTCTTACTGCTGTACAGGAGATGATACCAGACAGAGAGGAGGTTCATTTACATAGTCAATGGAAAAGATTTACAAAGAAATTTATTTGTTATAACGGAAGGAATAGACCTTGGAGAAGAGAATTGTATCAGTATGTAAAAGATAAAGAACTTGTTCTCTCACCACAACATTCAATTCCTGGATTATTATTGAAAGAAATGAAATATATTTTCAGGCACAATGATGTTGAACAAAAGGGAAACACACATAAGGCATGGAATATTTTTAAAGATTTGTCATATGATTATGAGTATTGGTTGGTTACCGAAACAGTAGCAGGTGATGATCATCATGGACATGTATTTCTTACAGAAAAAACTTTCAAACCAATACTACTGAAGATGGGATTTGTTATTGCTGGACGTATGGGAGTTTTGAAAAAACTGAGAGACCTAGGATTCAAAACTTTCTCTGATTATTGGGATGAATCTTACGACACTATAGATTGGTGGCCTGATAGGAGAGATGCTCTGGTCAAAACAATTGAGGATATTATTCTTAATGATGTTCATGTTCCTTTAGATATTTTAGAGTATAATTTTAATGTTCTAAAAGATCATAGTGCTGACCTAGAATTGAAAAATACCTTGGCAAATTTGACACCTCTCTAGGCATAAATTATTGTGAAGTAGATGTCTTGACAACCACATTTTTCTCCTATATAATACAGAACTTAGGAGGTCAGGATGAACCCAGACTTCTATATTATGTGATCAAGTAAACAGTTCTAACACGGAGGATGTGTATGTCACACAATCTTATCTCTCACAACCAACTGGCTTATTGGGAGCTCAACGAGCAGCAACTCAGCACACCTGATCGGATGACCGAATATGTTGAGTGTATCTGCGACCTAGACAACGAACCAAATGGTGAGCGAGCGTGTAGATCAATTCTAACAGGTTAATTTCAATCAAAAATCTATTATAAAAAGACTCCGTAAGGGGTCTTTTTTAGTGGGATAAATACTAGGTACTACGTAGAGTAAACGTTGAAGGACAAGAAGGCAGCAAAGAAATTATTGAAGAGAGCAAAGAAACATCCTGAATGGTACACGACAGATGAGATAAAGTATGCTAAGATGGTAAGGAAACAAATAAAAGAAGATGAAGCCTCGTCAAAAAAAGAGTAGGTTCTATTATTATTTCTGGGGAACTGCTACAGTAGCAGTGGTTTTGGGACAGGTTTATGTTGGTACAGGATATCGTTTGATGTCTAAATCAATGCACAGAGTCCTAGATACTATACTCATAGAAGTTGTAGAACCTCCAACAACTTATCCGTACTAAAATGAAAGCAGTAGTTTATTCTAGAGACAATTGTCAGTGGTGTGATAGAGTCAAGCAACTCTTTGCTGCTACTAACATAACAATCACAGAATATAAATTCGGAGAACACTTTGATAAGAAAGCATTCTATCAAGAGTTTGGCGAAGGTGCTACTTTCCCACAAGTACAAATTGATAACACTCCTATAGGTGGATGCAAGGAAACACTACAATACCTCCAAGGAAAGAAGTTGATTTAGGAGATCTAAATAAAGGTGCTGAACTTTTATTGAGGGATCCAAAGTCCAAAGAGAAACTTCAAACTAAAAAATGGAGACAAGGTATGGAACAAGCAATTATTGCACTGTCAATTATAGTAGGACTTCTTACTCTAGGTCTAGGTCTTGTAGTTGGATACCTTGTTCGAGGCTATATACAAGACACAACAATACAATACTCCCATCCTGAAATGTTTGATGAGAATGGGAACCCACTACCTGATGAACTTCTTGCTATAAGATTTGAAGGTAAACTAAACGAAACTGATGATGATTAATCATGGCTAAATTACCAAAAGATCCCTTGGTATCTGAAATTTTTAGAGCAGTACATGGGAAGAAGACAGTCGCACAAAAGGTTGATCTTCTAAAAGAATACAAACGTGACGATGTAAAAGCAATTCTTATCTGGAACTTTGATAAAGGAATTGACAGTGCAATGCCTGAAGGGGCAGTGCCTTACAAAGTAAACGAGTCACCTGCTGGAGTAGGTCATACAAGACTTGTACATGAATGGAGAACTCTATACAATTTTGTTAGAGGTGGCAATGACAAACTCTCAAACATGAGAAGAGAGACATTGTTTATGCAACTCCTTGAAGGACTTCATGCTGATGAGGCAGAAATAGTATGTCTAGCAAAGGATGGTGACCTTCAGAGTAAGTATAAGATTACACGTAGTGTAGTCGAACAGGCATTTGGAGAGGAAATAAATTGGAGAGATAGATGATTAATAATTGTCCTCACCCATGGGAGGGGATAACTATTAATCCACAAGGATATATCACACCATGCTGTATGTTACCTAGTAAACATGCTGCACACATTGATGATGTTACTAGTCTTACTGACACCTATGTAAATCATCCATTCTTTATAGAATATAGAAATTCAATACCGAAAGCTTGCTCATATTGTTACGAGCAAGAAGCAAAAGGTGTATGGACAGCAAAAAATACCACTCCTCTTAGTGGATCTTATAATAAAAAGATAAGGTATCTGGAATATACTATGAGCAATTTGTGCAATGCAACTTGCTCTATGTGTGGTCCATATTTTAGTTCTTCTTGGGTTGCACATGACAAAAAATATTCTGTATCAACTTTATCTGAATCTGCTCTCAAAAAAATACTTGATGTATTACCTTACGTTCAGCACTTAGTTATCAAAGGTGGTGAACCATTTTTAGATAAAAAAAATCTTATAGTATTAAAAAAATTTCTTAGGGAGTCTACTGGTAGAGTTGATATAGTTACAAACGGATCTATGATCAATGAAGTTTGTTTTGATTCTAGAGTTCATCTTGCATTTAGTATTGATGGAACTCATGATGTTTACCGATGGATAAGAAGCACTGATTGGGATACTGTTATCGATAATGCTAAAAAATTTTATGATGCAACTGGTAAAGGTGTATCAATAGAGTCTTGTATCAGTTTACATAACTTCTTTCATGTAGAAGAATTCTATAATTTTTTTATAGATGCTCCATATATTATGACTATAAATCAAAATCATTTTGCTGATATCCCACGTAAATGTTCAATACATTGTTTACCTGATGATATACTTATGGATCAGAAAAACAAAAACCTAAAAATAATAGACAAATATAAAAATAATCCTAAGGTTAATGGTAATAATTATCCTACAATGGATTCAATAAAACCTAGAGTTGATTCTACAGGAAAATGTACTAAAGAAAATGCTTTCAAACATATAGATTATATTAATAGTATCAGAGGGTTTGATCTTCTAGACCATGTGCCAGAGTTGAAAGAGTGGAAAGGTACTTGACTATATAATGTACATGTGTTAGAATTAACACAACGTTCATCCCCCTTAGACAGGGGACGCAAGTAAGCCGACTCGGAACGGATCGTTCATCCTCTTAGGAGGACGCACAAGTTGACTAAAGGAACGGAGTAAAATCCCTACTACTTTGGAGAAACCCAATGGCAAAAGTCACTTACCGTGGTGTCGAGTACGACACTGAGGAGTACAACGCAGCAGTGATTGAAGAATCACAAAAGCGTAACAGACACGATCTAATGTATCGTGGACTCAAAGTCAAGAGCAAGGCAAGAGCCTGCAGTTGACATCAAGGAGGGGTTGATCCCCTCCTTTTTTTATGCTATACTATAGGAATGGATAAAGACAAACTAAAAATTATTGTTACCGATCTTGAGATGCTTTTATCAGCACTGAAAGCAGAGGTATATTCTGACATAGAATCATATAAGTATGATGATATTGAACCTGTTGAGATGGATTACGATGAATCTTATGAAGAATCATAAACTAACTGGGTCACATGCTTGTACCGTTAGTGCTTATGGTGACTGGAGGTTATCTGAACAGGAGAGTAAATTATATCTAAAACATATAGAACATCTATTGACAGATGATAGGTTGCAAGACGTATTGTTTGATGATATTGCATGGAAGGGTATGCATTTACCCATAGAACAGAGAAGAGATAAATGTATTTGTTGTAATGGAGTGAGGTATTCTAGATGTGATATAAACTACCCTCCTATTCTCTGTATACATACACCTAATCCATTCAATAAAAAATATAGATTACTTGACGGTAAGCATCGTATGGAAAAGATGTTAGCACAACATAAAATCAAATCAAGATTTTATGTGCTAGAATATACCGACATTGAACAGTTCTTAGTTCAAAAAACATGACAGTAAAGTTAGTAAGTATTACTCCTGATGCAGAACAGATGATGGCATACATTGCCAGAGTATCTAACCCTGCCAATCAAGAGAATGAAAAGTATGCTGGACTGCTGAAGTATTGTATCAAGCACAACCATTGGTCTGTGTTCGAGCAGTCTTCTATGACAGTAGAGATTGAGACCACTCGTGCTATCGCAGCACAGGTCTTACGTCATAGATCATTTACTTTTCAAGAGTTTAGTCAGAGATATGCTGACACTAAATTGTTAGAAGCAATTGTGTTACCAGAGTTGAGAAGACAAGACTCAAAGAACCGTCAGAATTCTATTGATGATTTAGATCCTGAAGTTGTAGACAAATTGAATAAGCAGATGAAAACTTTATTCAGTTCTTCTTCTGCATTATATAATCAAATGCTTGAGTGTGGTGTGGCAAAAGAGTGTGCTAGGATGGTGCTACCACTGTGTACACCGACCAGAATTTATATGACAGGATCATGTCGTTCGTGGATCCACTATATAAATCTAAGGTCTGCTCATGGTACTCAGAAAGAGCACATGGTGATTGCAAAGGCAGTCAAAGATGTATTTGTTGAACAGTTCCCTGCTGTTAGTGAGGCTTTGGAATGGGAAAAAGAATCGCAGGAGTAAATCTTGCAAAGAATGGTTCACTTGTTATATTACATGATGGTGAGATAGAATTTTACCTAGAGGAAGAACGTGTCACAAGAACTAAAAGAGACATCAGTGCAAAGGCTCTTGCCGATAAGTATATTGATTCTAGTATTGATGTTCTTACCATATGTGATTGTTTTACAAGATATACTAGACAAACCTTCCTCGATAGAACCAAAGCCAAAAATGAACTCTGTAAGATTGCTAGATCAAGAGGTTGTTTATCTATTGTAGACTATAGAAACAGGCATCATGAGTGTCATGCTGCTAGTGCATTTTATAACTCAGGGTTTGATGATGCAGTGTGTGTAGTGATGGATGGTAAAGGTTCTTATCATACTGATGATAGTGTGGCACAAACAGAAGGTTATGAATCTGCAGGTGTTCAATTGAGGTATGCTGAGATAGAAAGCATCTATGATTATTCTGGTGAGTTCATTCCTCTGTTCAAACATTACTCTACCTTTTGGAATGAGGATGAGTGTGAATTATTAGATGAACCTTACTGGTACAAGGGGAATCTTTATAGTGATAGGACTAGTGTAGGTCAAGCATTCAGAAGAGTCTCAAGGTACTGTAACTTTGATGAGATAGAGGCAGGTAAAACTATGGGTCTCTCTGCTTACGGACATTCTGGTACACCAACAGACCTATTCGTAGAGGAGTACAATCATAGTCTTTGTAGTAAAGATCTTTATGCTTCAGGAAATACAACTGAATATCACGGCACTGCATACAGACCAGAGGATTTAGCATATAGATTACAAAAGTCTGCTGAAAAACATGCAATCTTTATGATAAAGAAAGCAGTTGAGATGAGTGGGAAAAAGAATGTTGTTGTGAGTGGAGGATTCTTCTTGAATTGTGCAGCAAATCAGAGTATAATAAAAGAGTTAGATATAAATTTGTACGTAGATCCTATTGCATACGATGGTGGTATTGCTATTGGATCTGCATTATTAGAACATTACGTGACCCATAAAGTATGAAAAACATTTACCTCGGACCTAAGTATGACCTATCTA